GCCGCTGTTCTGGGCCGAGGTTGACCCGTCAATGGCGGGACTTCCAATTGTGCGCGATCCGATCCTCCTGGTCGGAGCGATGATCGCGGACCCGACCGACACGTCGATCTATCCGACGCCGGATCCCGCGCTCCCCACCGGCGTCATCCCCGGGATCGCGGTGCCGAACATTCCGAAGCCCATCGGTACGCAAGCGCAAGCAGATCGCGAATACGGAATCGGATCGGAGCTCGCGTCCATGTTTGCGGCATGCGTCGCGAACAATTTCGCGCATGAGACATGGTGCCTGCCGCTCGCGCCATTGCTAGGATCGGAGGCGTCGAGCGGGACGATCACTGTCGTCTCGCCGCCGACCGAGGCGGGGATGGTCCATCTCTATATCGCTGGTCATCATGTCGGGATCGCCATCGGCACGACCGACACGATTGACGCAATCGCCGCGCAACTCGCTGCCGCAATCAATGCCAATCCGAAGCTGCCGGTCGTCGCGACCGCGGCGGCGGCGGTCGTCACCATGACCGCGAAGACGCGCGGTGATAACGGCGACGACATCACTGTGCAGTTAAATTTTTACGGCAAGATCGGCGGCCAGGAATTGCCGCCCGGATGCGAGCTCACCTTACCGGCGACAGGTCGCTTAACCGGCGGCGGCGGCGTACCCGATTGCACGGTCGCAATCTCCAATCTCGGCGAGCATGCTTACGAGTATGTCGCGCTCCCCTATACCGACTCGAATACGCTGTTCGATTGGGAACAGGAATTCGGATTCGAGGACATCGGTCGCTGGGGCTGGATGCGCCAACTCTACGGCATGATTTTTTGCGCCAAGCGCGGAGAGTATTCCGATCTCCTCCTGTGGGGCGATCCGATCACCGGCGCAACGCCGAACTTCGGACCGCTCTCGGTCATGGGCGTCGAGGAGACCGCAGCCAGTCCGATCTATGAATGGTGCGCGGCCTATTGTGCGAAGGCCGCACGCGCGTTGACCAACGATCCGGCGCGACCGCTCCAGACGTTGAAGCTCAACAAAATCCTCCCGTGCCAGCGCGAGGATGCGTTCATCTTGCCGGAGCTCAATTCGCTCTCCGGCGTCGGGATCGCCACGCAAAAGATCGGCTCCGACGGTCAGCCGATGGTGATGAGAGACACGACCACTTATCAACTCAATCTCTACGGCCAGAGCGACGACGCCTATGAACTGGTGACGACGATGGCGACGCTCGCGCGTCTGATCCGGAATCAGCGCGCGGTGATCACCAACAAATTCCCGCGTCACAAACTCGCAAACGACGGGACGAGATTCGGAGTCGGCCAAAAGATCGTCACGCCGAAGATCGTCAAGGCGGAGCTCGTCTCGCAATATCGGATCGACGAGTTCAACGGTCTGGTCGAGGACGTCGCCTCGTTCAAGGATCACCTAATCGTCGAGCGTGATCCAAATAATCCCAACCGGCTAAACGTGCTCTGGCCGCCCGATCTCATCAATCAGCTGCGCGTGTATGCGGTTCTTGTACAATTTAGACTGCAATACGACCGCGGCCAGGACCTCGAGGTCATCCGCTAGAGTCGTTTCGACTCCAGCGCCCGCGCGCTGGTTAAAACGCAAACGGCCCGCCGCGGGATCGCGGGCCGCTCGGCCCGTCGTGAGACGCGCCAGTCCCGATAGATGGAGATCCCACAATGGCACAAGCAGTCGCCGGTACGGCATTTTTCAAGGTCAACGGGAATCAACTCCCGTTGCGCGGCAACTTCACCGTCTCCTCGTCGCCCATCGAGCGGACAATGTTGGCGGGCCAGGATTATGTCCATGGCTACCAGGAACTCCCCCGCGTTCCCTGGATCGAGGGCGACGTCACCACGACGGCCGAGGTCTCGCTCGAGGTCCTCGACTCCATGGTCGACGTGACGGTGACCGCGGAGTTGATCAACGGCAAGGTCTATGTTCTGAAAGAGGCCGCATGCAAATCGGCCTTTGAGAACAACACCCGCGAAGGTCAGATCCGTTGCCGCTTCGAGGGGACTTCGTGCGAGGAAATCGGAGGGGTCGGGGCTGGGATCGGCGCTTAAACATCGCAACGTAACGGAGGACACGAATGAACGAAATGAACAGACCGCCGCTGGAGGGCGAGCCCGTCATCCATCGCACCGACGCGCTCAAACCTGACATTCCAGAAGCGCCGCCGACGCCGAAGCCAGCGCCGACAGCGCCGACGCCGGAGGACACGGTCGACTATCAAGGCGAGGGCGGCGAGCGGGAGATGACGGCGGAGGAGCGCGAGCGTCAGGACGCGCTCGAGGATCCTCTGGCCTATCCATTGTCGAAACCGATCCAGGCGCACGGCGAGCAAATCTCGATCCTGCGATGGCGCGAGCCGACGGGGGCGGATATCGAGAAGGCTGGCAATCCGATCTCGATTGAGGTCGTGCCCGATAGCGGTCGTTATCGCGTGGCGTTCGATGAGAAGAAAATGGCGGCGATGATCGGTCAGCTTGCGACGATCCCGCCGCATAGCGTGCGCTCGCTGCGGGCCGGGGACTGGACGGCCATCGCGACCAAGATCTTCCGTTTTTTCGCATGATGGTCGGGGGCGCGAGGCCCGACGATATCATCCTCTCCTGTTACAAGCTCGCCCGCCACTATCATCTCGATCCCGACATCATCCTCCAGAAGCCATTGAGCGACGTCCAGCGCATGATCGGCTGGACGAACCGGATGGAGGAGGAGATCGCGGCGGAGCAAGAGGCGCACCAACGGATGCGCGAATAAAGCGATGGCGCAAGAACAGACCATAGAGATCAAAGTCCAGCTACGGGACGAGATTTCGCGCGCGGCGGAGCAAGCGGTCGCCAAGCTCCTCCGCTTGAACCAGGTCGACACGTCTCGCTCGACGTCGGCGATGCAGAAGCTCGGCCACGCGGCGGCGTTCGCCGGTCGAGAGATCAGATCGCTCGCGACCATCACTGGCGTCGGGGGAATTCTCGGCGCTGGCGGGATCATCGCCGGTCTAGTCGCGGCCAAGCGATCCCTGGACGAATTCGCGCAAACCGGAATGCGGATGCATTTCACGGCGCGCGAGCTTCGCGTCTCCGAGGGATTCCTCCGCGACTACACCGACGCGATGAAGGCTCTCGGCCAGAGCGAGGGCGAGGCGGCGAGCGGGATCGAGAGTGGGCTCCGCACACTGGAGGAGGCATGGACCGAGGGCCGCGGCTCGCGGATGTTCAAGGACCTCGAGAAAGGAGTCGGCGAGACCGGGACGCGACTATTCCGGGAATTGATGCAGAGCTACGGCCGCGACGGGCCGGAGAAGGCGTTGCAACTCGCGCTCGACCGCATGGAGCGGATGAATCCGCGGGCGCAAGCATCGTTCATGAAGATCATGGGATTCGGAACCGTCGGCGCGACGGAACTCCGAAAGATATTACCGCAACTCGTCCCCGTGATCCGCATGAGCAAGGACGAGATGCTCAAATACAACATCGCCAACGTCAACTTGCAGCGCACTTGGGGAAACATAAAGGCGACAGTCGGGACGGCGCTCCTCCCGGCATTCACCGAATTGACGAAGGCGGTCCAGCAATATCTTAGCTCGCCAGCGGGTCAAAAATTCCTCGCCGATATCAAGCGTTGGATTACCTCGATGACGGAGACGGTGCGGTCGAAGGGCTTCGCCGATCAGATGAAGGCGATCACCGAAGGGAGCGAGAAGCTCGTCACGGATCTCGGAGCCGCGTTCGCCGCAGCCGACAAGGTCGTGCAAGATATGGGCGCGACATGGGTCGGGGTATTCGAGACGCTGGCGGCGACCAAAATCGTCACATGGCTATTCGGTTTCGGGACCGCATTGCGTTTCATCGCGCCGGCGGTCGGCGTGATCACGGCGTTGACCGCATTCCTGCATGACCCGAAGACGTTCCGCGAAAAGTGGGGCGACTTCATGCGGCGCAATCGCGAGTCGATGGAGGAGGAGCAAAAGCGGCGCGGCGGCAGGACGACGCAACCTAGCGATACGTTCAACATGGAGTCCCCGGGCTTCATCCTGCAAATCCTGAAAGACCTGTTCCAGGGCAATATCGATCTGTGGGGCGAGGATGCCGCGAAGAAACGCAAGACCGGCGCGCTCGCGCCCGCGGGCGACGAGAAGGGCACAATCGAGAAGCTCGCGGAGGCGGCGCAAGTCCGGCTCCAGACCGGCGAATTGAAAGACAAGCTCGCCGATCTCGATACCGAGTTGGGGCAATTGACGGGCTATCTCGCGGTCGGTGGACCGGAAGGATCCGCCGACGGACGGAGCGGATATGGCGCGGGTCTCGGCGGCGAGTTGAGCCGTGGCGCTTACGATACGATGTTTAAGCAGGGGCCGATGGCGGGCCAGTATGACGCCGTCGTCGCGGCTGCGGCACGGCAAGATATCTCGCCGTCATTGCTCGCCGGGATCATGGCGCTGGAGTCGAAAGCGCCGCAGGGCGGTCCCTTCGGAATGAGCCGCGCGACGATGGCGTTCCTCAATCCCGGCGGTCTCATGGGCGGCGGGCGCGGCAATAGAACATTCATGAACTTTCCGACAATCGAGGCGGGCATTGATAAAACCGCCGCGGTCGTCGCGAAAAATCTCCAAGCGGGCGGCGGCACATTCGAGGGACTGGCGGAAAAGTATTCACCATCGAAAAATCCGAAAACCGGTTTGCCATATCCAAACGATCCGCACGGCACTAATCGGCTTTGGCCGAGTCTCGTCGGCAAATTCACGTCGCAACTAACGGATCGCGGCTTTGATCCAGGCGGGCTCCAGGATGCCGTGCCCTACACTGGCGGAAGCGCCTCGACATTCGATGATCGTTTCGGGACGTGGAATGATGCGGCGATCAGATTGAATCGCAACGTCGCGAACGCCGACGGATACAAGGGCAGCGGCGAGGTCGATATCGACGTCGGCAACGCTGCGGCTTCGGCCGATGCCGACGATTCCTCGCGCTTGTTCCGACCATTGATCCTGGAGAAGACGCAACAGATGGCAGCGCCGGGAAGTGATCGAGCTCCTCCGACATTTTATAATCAGGCTTGATGCATGGCCGCGCCGTTCTCTGAAATCCGGATCGTCGACGAGGTCTCGGCGAAATACGAGAACATGCGGCGATCCTTGCGCGCCAAGGATCAGTCGGTCGGATTCCCGAAAGCGATTGCCGCGGTCAAGGGCCTCGAGCAATCCGTCGAAAACCTGAATCGGAGTTTCGCTCGCTTCCTTGGCATTACCGGGATCTCGTCGCTCCTGGGCGCGGGCCTCATTGGCGGGATCGCTCGCGCGACGCGGGCGATGGAGCAATTCGCGCAAGGCGGATTGCAGCTGCGCTATGCGGCCAAGGAGATCGGGATCACCGCAGAGCGATTGCGGTATCTCACCGACGCGGGCCGCGCGCTCGGAATGTCGCAGGAGGAGGCGCGAGGCGGCGTCGTCAATCTCG